TCTGGATTTTGCGGGGTCGAAATTATCTATGTACTGTACACAATTCTCTACTCCATATGATATCATATCTTCCTTGTACATATAGTTGATGAAGTTAGGTCTATATGACAAGTGTGTTGCAATCTTTAAAAAACAATCTCCTACGTATTCATCTATCCTAGGCTTAGGCTTTCCCAGATGCTCGGCATCAGAAACCCGACCCTTGTAATTAACTAGGGCTTCTAGGAACTTACCATTATCTACATAATGTTGATTCTTGGTTTTACGCATTACCATTGCCATAATTTGTATGTGCAATCATAGATAAATTTTAACACCGTAGTAGGTATTTTGTCAAGGAGCTTGACAACAACTCAAAAAATAATTAGACTCAACACTGTCGGGGTTGAAGGGAAACTTATAGCTACTGTTTAAATAAGTTCTCTAAGTTTCTACGAGCCTCCTCTACCTTACCAACGAGACCCATATTTTGATTAACTGGAATCTCTTTGTGCTTGATGGAGGCAGGGTCTACACTCTCTCCTTTAAATTCTGCTTTAACAAATAATTTATACATCGTAATCGTGTCCGACGACATCGGCGCGATGGATAAAATATGATCTTCAGGTATTATAAAAAACTCTTCATCAGAAAAGACCATCCACTTTTTTAATCCAACTAAACTTGCACGCTGACCATCCTTCACCATATCAGTGGCGTGAACCTTGGCAGGTTCAGACACAAATAATAAGTCGGTACCTGTGATGGTACCCTCTTGTTCTATTGAATCTTCAAAGACGAGCATCTTCGCTAATAGCTCTTCACCATTGGTGAGTTTAACTATACCAAAGAACTCTTCATCGTGACGAATGTAACTAATTGCCATTTAAGTTAATTTCCGTGATGGAATAATCAAATTTCTCTTCTTTGTACAACTTTATTCTAGCAAATAAATGGTTTAAAGTTGCGTTATGACTAGAATCATTACTAATATCATCAGCGAAATCATATAGGGTTGCTCTAGATTTAGAGTCGTGCTTCCTTAAAGCACGTCCTATTGATTGTAAATTACGTATTCTAGATTTAGATGGAGAAGCAAAAATTACATTATGTAAGTTACGGATATTGATACCAGTGCTAAAGGTACCATAAGAAGCTAAGATGATTGCGTCATTGGTCTCTTCACATATGTGACGGACTTCTTCTCGCTCTTCAGCATCAACTCCACCGTGTACAAAAAATAATCTTTTGCTTTTGTTAATACTATTTAGCCTATCCCACAATGGGTCTCCGTGTTTTTCGATGAAATTAAATAGCACAAGCGTGTTACCATTGAGGTCTCGCGCAAGTCCTGTGATGATTTTATTCCTTTCTTCGTGTGAAACTATATAATCCATTTCTTCCTGATACGTTTCAAATTCTCTGTAAACGTGCTTCATCACTAGGATGTTGATCTTTAGATCAGACAGGTGTCCTTCTTTCTGTAATTGTTTTGTTCTTATTACTTGCTCTACTGGTCCAAATAATCCTTCTAGTATCAGTTGGTGGGTTTCCGTACCATCTAGGGTACCAGTTAACCCCACACGATACTTACAACCGTGCATTTTAGTGAGAAGTTTTGTTAAACTCTTCGCTTTGAAGAGGTGCGCTTCATCGCCGATAACAACATCAAACCTGTTAAAGAAATTCCTAGGCTCCTTATAGACAGACTGCCACGTAGATATGACCACAGGAGACCGTGAATCATAGACGTGTCCTCCGTAGACTTTATTGCAATAGTGTTCAGCTTTCCATCCATAAGATTCAAAATCAGTATACATTTGTTCTACTAACGATGTAGTAGGTACCACCAATAGTATTTCTCTATTAAATTGTAAGTGCCAACGAATTAAACAATAGATTATAAATGATTTTCCAGACCCAGTTGGTGATAATAATAACCTACGGTTATACTTGAGAGCTGAATAAAGTCCTCGTAGTTGGTAATCTCTTGGCTTAAAAGGCAGACCCAGAGATCTAACAAAACCATATACTGCTGTGGGAGTGATGGCATCGAGGGTGTCGGTTGGTTTTCCATAGTTTTCACTGTCCTTAATAGTGTAATCATAACGTTTCTTATTCAACCATTCTATCAAGTAATCATATAATCCAACATAAAGTTCCCCAGTACCAGGAGAGTACAGACGAATCTTACCATCCCAGTACTTATATCTCCTCTGTCTCTGGAGAAAAGCAGCATTAGGTACATCAAATGTAAAATAATCTGCCAGTTCCTGATGGATATACTGTTCAGTATCTACCCTAAGATAGACCTCATTCTTTTTTGATATGACAGTCATTAGAATCCCGCTTCAAATCTTCTATGCTCTAGAGCATTTTTAATGTGATACGTTCTGCTGTTTATCTGCCTCAATATACCATCAATATAATTTATGACAGTTTCGAAGTACTCTATTCTCAGTACCTGTGTTCTTATATCATCATCCGCTTCTATAAATTTCTGAAGATCACCCTTAAGAATTTTTAAGTCAAAAGGATTCTCCTTGTAAGTCTCTGGTGAAGCCTTACCGTTATAGTAAATCCATTTATCTCGCAATATTATTTTCAGTTTCGACTTATTATCTGCCAGTATCAAATTATATTTGGAATAAAAATCCATATACTTAGCGTGAAGAGAAGGGATCTTTAAAGACTCCTGATCCAATTTCTCATCATCAATGATACAGTCAGCAGCCCATTGCTGCTTCACATTTTCAAGGGGATCCATAATGTATTATTTTAATTTTGAGATTTGTTGTCCGTTTAGATTTTGTACTTGATATGAAACGTAAGTGAAATCTACCTGAGCACTAAAGTATTCTGTGTCAGATAAATTACTATCAAATTCTAGAGTAGTTAAACTTGTAGGAATTAAATCTCTAAAGTATACCTGGAACTTGGGTTGAAAATTAGAACTTAAAACAAATAGGGTACCGTCAGCATAATTTAAATTACCAAGCTGAGCAGAAGGTCTATTCATCTCAACGGTATCTAGGTTCTCACGCTCTGCATAATTATCAGGAGTGGCCAGACCTCTCATCCAGTTATGCATTATCATATAGTTTTCAAGATCCTCATCCACCATAAACCTTAAGGAGAATGGTTGATAGGTCATCATACCTTCTCTAAAAGTTGTACGATAAGGGGTAGGTTGTTGAACCTCACCTACTGATATACCTGGAATATTAGCTGCTTGAGCAAAATATGCCACCTTAGGATACTTACCCAATGTGAAGCGGAAGCCACCTGGACTTAAGAAATTCCTATTAGCGATTTGCGATGTGAAAGACATTAACTATTTTAGTGGTCATCCGTCCACCACTATTTAGCTTACATATAAAACTCTTCTAGAACATCGAGTGCTTTGTTGAGATACTTATCTGCACCTATACACTCCCATTCTCCCATCTCATTTCTTTTACATTTATCAGCTAGCTCGATTTTAAGACGTGTGAGCTTAGCAGTCATTGTAACTTTATCTAGTCTACCGTTCATCTCTCGGTACCATTCGACAGTTATATTTATAATTATAGACAAAAAAAGAGACCCTTGCGGGTCTCTTGTCTTGAAGTAAGAATATATGCTTCTTACATAAGGTTGTCAACAAGAACACGTCTGTAGTAGCGGTTCTTATTAGGATCGAGATCTCCCTGTCCTTGATCGGTACCTTCAGCGAAGGGGTTAGCAACAAGACCATAACGAGTCTTGAATCCGATTTTTGGTTGGAAGGTGTCTTGTCCGACTGCACGTACCATCTGTAGTGGAACGTATGGGCAGTAGAATATTCCAGCATCATAGGCAGAAGATCCTTTGTACCCACCAACATAGTAGTGACGATCACTAACGTTAGCAGAGTAAGGGTCAACATAGACCTTGATACGACCGTTAAGAGTACCTGCAAGGGTGCTGCTGTTGTCGTCTGGAAGTAGGTTGCTATTACCAGCAAGAGCAGGTGTGTAATCAAGTACACCAGCCATTGATAGTGCAGAAGCAACGTCAGCAGAGCA